AAAAAATGATGAGCGCAAAAACAAAGAAAAGTATGTTTTTGGTGCTTTAATTATTATTATTATCCTAGTAATAATATATTTATATATTAAATATTAATATTATGAAACTAGAACTACTTATTTTTTTAATAACTGTTTTTGTATTAGCAAACACATATTTTGAAGGAAACTTAATTAATAAACTCAAACACTATCAAAAATATTACAAAATGGTATTTTTTGCTTTCATTGGATTATGTGTGTATTTATTTATTAAAAAAAATCCGGGTAATTACAAAGAACTTGTATCTCACGCCAATGGTTATATAAAATATTTACCAATTGATAGAAACACAGCAAGTTTCATAACTCCTATTATTGATCTAACATCTAAATCAATAACTAGTGAATTAAATAATAATTTTAATTTTTCCAGTTCAGTTAATAATCAACAAACGCAAAATTTATTAACTTCAATAAACAACAATCAAAACTATTTATCTAAGCAACAGCAAAAAATACTGTCTTCTGGTAATATGACAACAAAAAGAAGTGTTAGTGAAACAAAAAAAAAATATGTAGCTGCTTCGCAAAACTGGCATTGTAAGCATTGTAAGAACCAATTGCCTGCTTGGTTTGAAGTAGATCATGTTAAAAAATTAGAATACGGAGGTTCAAATAATATTGAAAATTTAGAAGCATTATGTAGAGATTGTCATGGTAGAAAAACTGCTTTTGAAAATTTATAAATAACAAATCAATAATAACAAATCAATAATAACAAATCAATAATAAATAATATACTTATAATGTAATATATTATTTATGAGTGGTACGAGTGATAAAAAACCAACTAATGTAAAATCAATTGATAATACACCTAATGAGGGTGGTGTTTTTCAGTTTATTAAAAGTAAAATTTACTATTTTGTAATTATTGTAATATTAGTGCTAATATTAGGATTATTTGGTTATTTAAATAATAACCAAGACGTATTTAAAATAAAAGATACTAAACATGAAATATTTTGGTGGATATTTTTAATAGCGTTTTCTATATATACTTTTATATTCTTTGCTCATAAACAAAAATCAAATACTGGTAATGGAAGTTTTAAAATCAATTCCAGTTATTTAAACATGTTTAAAAATCTTGGATTTTTGTTATTTATATTAATAGTTCCTTTATTACTAATAAATCATTCAATAACTTCAGACAGATCCAACAATATTTTTAATGTTATGCAAGGATTTTTAGGAACACTAATAGTTATTGTTATTTTAGCAATAATAGCAAAAGTATTTTCTATTCGGCAAACAAGTCCAGAAAAAACCACTTCAACTAACGAAGATTCACCCGTTGTAAAAATATTATCTACAATAAAAAATATTATATTCTTTATTCCTTGTTTGCTAGTCATATTAGTAGATGAAATACATAAAGACATAAAATTAACACCATCTCCTGTTTATTTATTATTTTTTGTCTTATTAATCCTAATAACACTAATATTTGTGTTGCCTATTATGTTTAAATATTTCGCAAAACACAATAAAAACGATGTTTTAGCAGGGGAAGGTCCTTTTTATTTAAATGAGAAGAAAACTTTAGGAAAATATCAAAACTTGGATAAAAATATTACTAATAATATTATTATTCCAAATTTTAATAGTAATTCCAACGTTGAAGCCAAACCTTTAGAAACCAAAATAACTAAATTACTTTCATATTTTAATGAAAATTCATTAAATAATAGGTTTAATGAAGATGGTTCTAGAGAGACTGCTTCTACAGAAAATATTTCTAATGAAGAAACAGTAAGAAATGAATATTATAATAGCAACGATAACATTGCCGATAATACTCAAGGATACGACTTCAAATTATTTCCAAATGATTTAAACACTAAATATAATGTAGGAGCAAAATATTATGATCCTTCAAAAATTAATAGAAAATTCCCATATACTTATACTTATAGTTTAAGTTTTTATATTTATATAAATCCACAACCTACTAATACGTCTATTGCTTATACAAAAGACACCGAATTGTTTAATTATGGATTTAAACCAGTTATATATTATAATGGGAAATCTAGAAAAATTATTATAAAATCTAGAACAATAAGTAATAAAGCAGACCAACTAGATACCATTTATGAAATGACTACCGTAAAACATCAAAAATGGATATCTTTTGTTATTAATTATGAAAATAACAATATAGATATTTTTATTGATGGAAAATTAGTAGGTTCAAAAAATAATGTTACACCTTACTTTATTGGTGATAATGTAACTATTGGAGAGGACGATGGTATATATGGAAGTATTAAAGAAATATTTTACTTTGATAAAATAAAAACTCCTGACTCTATACAATTTTTATATAGTTTAACAAAAAACAAAAATACAATTTAGAAAAACTACAAAACTACAAAACTAGAAAAATACAAAACTACAAAACTACAAAAATACAAAAATACAAAAATATTAAAACATTATAATATTTTTATATATTAATATTTTATAATGAGCACTATAAATATAATTATTATAGTAATTCTTCTTTTAGTATTATTTTGGGGATTAAACAATATATTTTTCAAAACAAACATAATTTACGACAAAATGTGTGAGGCATCAAAACCAGACACTGCTACTTCTGGATCAGAATCTAGTACTCTTAACATAATAGCTACCAAAGATATACCAGATACAACCTCTTCTAATTTTATGTTAAGTGTTTGGTTTTATATAGATAATTGGGGCCAAAATATTTCAGAAGAGAAAAATATTTTATATATGGCTACCGCGAGCAATTCTCGAACAGCAACAGGTTTATCCTCGCCTATTTCTGGTCTTAGCACAAAAGTAGCAATAACTACACCTCCGGCAAGTAGTGCTCTACCAAAAAATATTAACATAGCATTAGACAAATATGAAAATAATTTATTTATAGATATAGAATGTTTCCCAGATAAAGAAAGTGAAAATGGAAAAACTATTTATACTAGATATAAAATACCTAATATTCCAGTTCAAAAATGGAATAATTTAACGCTAAGTGTCGATACCCGAACATTAGATGTATATTTAGATGGTAAATTAAGAAATTCATTTATTATGCACGGATTATATAAAAATTACTATGACACGCAAATTAAAAAAAATATATATTTAGGATATGCACACACTAATAATATTGGATTTGAAGGTTTTATAACACGTGTTCGCTACATTGGTGATTCTATTAATCCACAAGATGCTTATAATATTTATAAAGATGGCATAAACGCATCACTTGCTCAGTCATTGTTTAATAAATATAGCTTAAAAGTAAGCTTCTTAGAATATAAGACCGAAAAAGCAAGTTTCCAAATTTAAATAAAAACAAAATAAAACAAAAAAAACAAAATAAAACAAAATAAATTATAATAAAATATATTATTTATATATTTATATATAAATAATATAATATGAATGCTAATGAAGGAATATTTGGAAATATTAATAAATATTTCCAGACAGCAATTCCATACGACACACAAAAAAGAGTAGGAGAGGTTGGTGGATTTTTATCTTCAAATACAATGATCGCCAGAGTGACTTTCTTATTAGGAGTAGTTATTGTTTTTTCAGTAATATTTTATATTGCGAGTAGAGTAATGTATTATCTTCTCGCACCATCAGAAACACCATATTTAATTTCCGGAATGAAAGATGCCGGCGAAGCATTAACTATTACTCAAAACATAGGAAATAAACAAGCAATTCCTATTTTAAGAAGTTCGAACCAATATGGTGGTGTTGAATTTACATACTCATTTTGGATATATGTTAATAATGTAAATTATAATGAACAAATAGATTACAAACATGTATTTAATAAAGGATCGCCTCCAAACACGCCTGGAGAATCAGGAACTGCTACTGGTATATTTGGACCAAATAATAGTCCTGGTGTTTATTTATATTCTGGAAAGAAACATTTAAACAATGATAGTTTAGCAGATAATTATCCTGTTTTAGGAATGTTAGTAAGGATAAATGTATTTCATAACAATGAGAATAACACATATTATGATGATATATATGTTGACGCAATACCAATAAAAAAATGGGTAGGTGTTATTATACGAATAACATCCCAAAACATATGTGATATTTATATAAATGGTAATTTAACAAAGCGCCACAAATTATCTAATATTGTTAAACAAAATTATGATAATTTATATGTAAATTATAATGGTGGATTTGCTGGTAATCTATCAGATTTAAAATATTATAATTATGCTATTGGAACTTTAGAAATTGATTCATTAACTACTAATGGACCAAATCTTAAAATCAAGAAAAATAGCAATATTGAAAAATCGAAACCCCAATATTTGTCTTCACATTGGTATTTTAATGATACTGATGTTTTAACAAACTAACAAACTAACAAACTAACAAAACAACATATAGTCATAGTTATAAGTTATAATTTTAATTATCCATAGTTATAAATATATATATATATTAACTATGGATATTTCCGGTGCTAAAAGTAATTATATTATTTTATCAAACAATATAATAAACGGCAACAATAGCGGAACCAATTTATATATAAAAACAAATATTATCAATCTAAATAATAACAATAATTATGATATTAGTTGGCAAAACATTTTCCAAAATTTGAATACTAATTACAAAAATAGAATATTCTTGAGCGGTACAATACACAATTCGCTATTGGGTGTTGCTACTTCTAATTCATGTTGTTTAATCACCAAAAATAATATAAAAAATAATGTGAAATTTATTTATGATTCATCTACTAATATAAATGGTAAAATAGCATTTGTAAAAAATTTAGACATTGGTGATAATTCACTCAATTACTTATTTAATGATCTAAGCAATACATTTTTTGAAAATAATAAATCAAACAATATAGACAATTCTTTTAATACTATTTATAATAATCGCTACATATATCATTTAAATTATTATTTTAGTAAGTCTGATATTTATAAAATAAATAGTAGGGATTATTTATATAAATATGCTAATGAATTAAGTAATAATTTAGTAATATCAAATAATGTTTCAAAAGATATATGTTATAATAAAATAGGTTATGCTATTAATAATATAGTTAATGACTTTTCTTTCATAAATACTACAATAGATAGTTCAAGTGTTATAAACTTTAATATTAATGATTATAGAACTTTACTTATAGATGATAATAATAACACCACTAATAACAACAATAATAATATAAGTAAATTAGAAACAAAAGTAAATTATTCAATATATCGCAATATATTGTCTTACAATAAACTCACATTAGATTATAAACATGTTAATTATTATGATATTAGTTTAAGTAATAACTTTAATTTAAAGAATACTACTTCAAAAGATATTTCTTATATAAACTTACCAAA